CATTCTTTATGCCGCCGAGCTTCGCCATGGTGATATCCATCGAGACGAGCATATTCTTGGCGATCTCGGCGCTCGCGAGCCCGCCAGCTTTTTGCAAAGCCAACGCCTGCTCTGTCCAATACTGCTGCTTACCGACCGTTCCCGTCTGGATTTCGAGCGCCTGTCCAATATCAGCAAGTGCCAACGCCTGCTCGTGGAGCTGCTTTTGAGCTTGCTCCACTTCCTTCACCTTACCTATCCAGGTGTCAAGCAGGCGGATGACTGCGTTAATACCTAACCACGCACCGATGAAGCTGAAGACCTGGGTCTTGAGCGAGGAAAGGACGCGGCCCATCGCGCCCATCTTCTGCGTGGCCTGTTCGGTCGCCTGGGCGCCCTTGGTGCTGCCCTCGGCGGTCTTCTGGCCGACTTGCTGCGCAGAATCGGCCGTCTCGCGGAGCTGCTGCTTGGTCTGGGCAGCGCCGGTGGTCTTTAGATGTATATTGATGTCCTTGGCCATAAAATCGTCGCTCGTATCTCGTCGCTCGTATATCGAGATACAGTTTCCGGTTTACGCTCTGTAGCCTAAGCTCTTACGCGGCGGCGGCAATGGTGATGATCTTGTTGACGCCCGCTACCGTCAGCGGCGTCGTCGGATCGTTGTTGACCGCGTAGTTCAAAACGGTCTCGGCGAAGCCGCCCTTCTGTGCCTGCACGGTCCGTGTCATGTTCTTGAAGTCGACGCGGGCGATAGTGACAACCTGTGCCGTGGCGCCCTGCCTTTGCACGAGCTGCAGGACGAGCGGGCCGGGTGATGCGGCGAGCAGGGCCTGCGCCGTAAGGTTCGCAGTCGTAACCTTCTGGTCCTGAAAAGTGATCGAGCCCGCCGGTGTCATGCCGCTGAGCCGGGCATCGACGCAGGTGTAGCCGACGTCCGCATCGTTGCACTCCTTCACCAGGTCCAGCTCCATCGCAAAATCGAACGCGGTGACGTGATAAAAGCTCACCGGCGTGCCACCGTGCGTCGCGGACGTCACGCGGAATCCGCCGCGAGCAGCGCTGATGTACGTCGGCACCGCCTGGGCGTCGAGCTGCGTGTGCATGTCGGCGAAGCCCTTGGTCTCGTCGGCAGCGAGGCATTCGAAGTCGCAGGTGATCAGTGCGTACTGGCCCTTGCGGACCTGCAGGCGGATCGCGTGGATGACCGGATTCGTGAGCGTATGCTTGACGTAGCCGGCGAGTTCCGCGACGCCGCTGATTCGCTCATAGAAGATGTAGGTGCCGAGCGTGCCCGAAAAGATATTGATAAGCTCGACCCAGTCCTGCGTCTCGAGCGTGCCCCGGCAATACTGGGAGATTTTATCCTGGACCGTCACCTCCAGCCCATCGGGCGCCGACTCGGGCCGCTCCTCGAAACCCTCGTCGACGTAAATCCGCATCGCGCCGCCGGCGTCCACGCCATTGATGGCGACGGCCTGCGGGATGCCCGTGCGATAATTGATAGTTGCCATAGAAGAAACTCCTTAATTGACAGGATTCATTTCACTTGTTTCGAAATGCATTTCGACCACAATCTTTTTGTCGGTTGCGGCCATTAGGACCGCGCCGACGTAATAGAACTCGTCACACTTGACCGCCTCGTCCGATGGCCTCTTGCCGTCAAAGGCGTCGATTATCAGATCGCGAATCTTACTAAACCCCAGGTGCGTCGCATCGCCCCACATTGCAACACCGGGTTCCTGAGAGACGACGCCTACGATTACGGCGAGCGTCGGCACCTCCCTGAGATCGTAGCCGCCCTCGCGGGCGGTATCATCCTCGACGTAGCCGATGAAGGCGCAAGGCGCAAATCTATCAAGGCTCTCCAGTCCGCTGGCGCCAACGCCTATCTGGTGCTTCCACTTCTCGACCGTATTGAAGACGTCCTTACCGTTATATTGCAGCGCGGCGAGGACCGTCACCATCCAGTCGGCCCAGATTCCGAGTTTACCGCCATCGTTTGCCATCTCACGCACCTATCGTCTTATCGATTTCCGTCTGCATACACTTGGTGACATCGTCGAGGCTGTCACTGACGCCATCGTATAGAGCGCCTGAGCCCTGGACGAGCACGCTTTTAACTAAAGTAAACAGCGGCCGGAACTTGCCGCGCTTTCCTCGCTTGATTCCGAACAGAAGCCGCCCGTGCGTGCGGACGAAAAAGCCGCCCTCGACCTGTCGCGGCGATTCGTACCTCGCGACGCCGGATGCGGTCAGCCCTTCGCCGATCGGGATAGCGAGAAACGCCGACTGTTTCGGCGTGATGGTCATATCATCATCGCCGAGCAGCCAGCGGTATTTCTCGACCACCGTGTTCGCAGGAACGCCTATCACCTGGTGCAGCATCGCCTCGGACCAGCTCGTCACCGCGTTGGCGAGATTGCCGGTGCGGCGCTTGAGCGACTGGCCCGAAAGATAGTCTCGTTTCACGATGCCCGCTGCGATCTCGCCGCCAGTTTGAAGTCCTCGGTCGGCGGCATCGGCGACGGCCCCGCCCATATCGCCAAGCTCGGCGATGGTGCGGTGAAAATCGGGACCCACTTCCAAGAGCATCCTCATGTCCCCGGCCTCCTGTAATTATTATAGAGGGTGTTTTTCACCAGAGGCAGCAGGTCCATTGCCGAGAACTTATTGATTGAGCCGCCTTCGAAACCGACGCCGGACAATCCGATGTCGTCCCTGCGTTTGAAGATGAAGGTCGCCTGCAGGATCGCCGCCTCGCGCAGATCGGCGGGCATCGCATATTCGCCATCGCCGGGCGTCTGGCCCGCCGAGCAGTAACCGCCGCGATAGATGATCTGGATGGCATCGCGGACCTCGGCCCAGCTACAGTAGCAGCGATGGAGTATACCCGACTCGCCGCCTGCAAGCATGCGGTAGTCGGTGTCAGCCACGAGGGCCGTCGCCGCATCGAAGTCGTAATCGTAGGCCTCTTTGATGGATGTTATGGCGACGATCGGATATCGCTTGGTTTGGAGCATGGGGCTGCGGCCGGTGTAATACTCAGTAACATCAGCAGCGTTGACAATCAGCCTGCGGCGGGTCTCGTTATCGAAGATCGCCGCCAGACCTAAGATAATCCTGTTGATTGTATCATCGTGCGCGGTATTGCTTTCGCCGAGGCGGTCCTTGACATCGGCCAGGGTGCATATCCTGCCGGTGCACGAATCGGCAACGAGGATCGCCGTCGCGGTGGTATCTTCATCGCCCGCACACTTTGCGCGGACGCGGACGAACTTCACCGTTTCGGTGAACGTCCCCACCGAGGCCTTGCCGGAAACAATCGGCACCGCCGGCACCCCACCGTGCTGGTCGAGGGCCGGCGTATCGCCGCCATCATCGGAGGTATCGATTTGGACGTCCGAGATATCGTTCGCCGACCCGCCGCCGGCATTGGCGACCACTACCGTGAAACCTGACAGGGTCTCGATGTTGACCCAGTCGATCAGCGTCGTCAGGTCCTCGTCGACGGCGATCGCCGCCAAAGTCTTTGCAACCAATTCACTCATCGTCTCTGCTTCTTTTGCTTTTTTTGCTTTGCCAGGTAATAGGCCAAGGTCTTTTCACCGTCAGCGAGTTGCTTTTCAATAATCTCGGCCTGCGAGCGCTCGAGTTTCTGGAGCTTCGCAATGATTACGAGCTGGTGGCGATACTCAGCAATAGATACTTCGCACGATTTCAGGCGCTGCGTCTGCTGCTTGATCCATACTCGCATTTCTGCGATATAGTAGTCGTCGGCTATTTTTTTCTTAGCCATGCGCAATCTCCTTCGACGCGACGTCACTCATCATCGCACCTGGTTAATAAGCGTTTAAGCTCCGGATACAGGGCCTTTTTCCTGTAATTATTCCCCGCACGTTCCGGAGAGTATTGCCGGTCCTCCGGCGACTCAATTGTCTTTCGGCGGTCCGGCCGCATCGGCGGCGGGCTCGCCGGCGTCTGATTGTCCATCGTCCTTGGCGTCCTCACTGTTGGCCTCGATTCGCAGCAGCTCCTCATTGGCTTGTTTGAGCTTGTCCCTTAGCGGCTTGCGCCGCTGCTTCAGGTCGCCGAGCCGCTGACTCGCTGACTCGATGGATGAGTCGAGCATCGCAATTTCAGCAGTCAAATGCTTCCTGCGGTCCTCGACGCCCATTCTCTCGATGGCTGTTTCATCGATCTCGACCCGCTCGTAGGAATCATCTGCGAGCTTCTTGATCATGGCCGGCGTCAGGCTGTGGGTCTGGCCCTTTTGCAGCGGACCCCAGGGCGTCACCTGGTCGCGTAACATTTTGATCCACATAATTCAGTCCTCGGTTATTTAGTTTACAGTTGTCGTTGGCAATATCCGGCCCCGGCGAACCGGGGCCGGATAAAACATCATCTCAATGGGTTACGCCTCGATCAATTCAGTGAGGCCCATCCCCGCCGCGTTGCGGGGGAATTGGTCCGCCGGGAATCCTATCCCAAGAACGGCCATAGCCACGCCGGCCGTGCCATCCCCTGCCGTGGGATCATCGACCTTGATGTATCGCTTGTGCGTCTTTGCACAATCGACGAAGATCCCATAGAGCTTGCCGTCGTCGCTCGCCCCGATGACCGCCGAGAGGGCTGCGCTGGAGACGGCGGTGTAGGTCCCCCCGCTGGTGTCGCACTCCTCGAGCTTTGGCGGGGTCGTGGAATTGTCAGAACCGAATCCAATGTCGATGGCGCCGGTCTGGAAAAGAACCAACACGCCTGCCAACCCCTGCGTGTCGAAAGGATTGTTGTTCGTAAAGGCCCCTGCGTCCTTCAACTCGGGGTAGAGCATGTTGCAGAACTTGAGCCATTTAAGTATCGCTCTTAAATCCATGTTAATGTCCCTTCAAAAAATCTTCTCTACTACCGTCAACTATTCACCTTTTCATCAGCCTCGCGGCCGCATCGACTACGAAGCGGCGGTGATCAGTGCACAGATCGGCCCGGCCTTGGTGGTATCGCCGACGCCGTGGGCATTGATCGCGACTCGGTCAGCGCCTCGCACGGCTATCAGCCCCTGGTCGAAATACCGCTGGTCCGAACTTGCGAATTCAAGGCCTCCCCGCACACCCAGGACGGCGCCCTGCAGCAGGTCGCCGTAGATCGAGCAGATCTGACTGTTCGCCTCGACTCTGGGCATAACCTGCGTAAATTCGACGGGGTCGCCCAGTTGCAGCTTCTGCCGCTGGCCCGCACCCATAATCACCTCGCTGGCCTGTGTGCCTCCGGCCGCCAGCGCGAGCGCGACGAAGGTTGCATAGTAGAAATACCTGTGCTCGTACCACTTGGCATTGCCGGCCGCCATCTGGGGCAGCGTACCCTGGACCTTGATGAAGTCGCCGAGGACCAGCTCGCTGTAGGCATTGCCGCTGCCGACTACGAGCGACTTGATGCTGGCGATCGTCGAGGACACGGCAAGGAGTGCGCCGGTGATGCCCTTGAATCCGAAGTACGTGCTCGTGCCATCGCCGAGGAATCCGCACAGGTCCTCGTAATATGCGAAGGACCGGGTGAACAGGTCCGCCAGCAGCTCGCCGAGGGCGACCAGCGAATCCTCCTCGAGCTCCATACTGTAGGCCGTTAGGCCCAGGAGCTGTTTTGGAGTTATTCCGAGCAGGGCAATATCGGGCGTTGTCTGGTTTATGGTGCCACCCTCGCCCGGACAATAAATAGTCAAGAGGCCATCGACCTTGGGAATAGTCGTCTGGCCGCTACCCATCGGCATGCGGCGGGCATTGCGGCGATATGCGCCATACTCTTCGAGCAGCTTGATGATCGTCGGCGATTGCTCGACAGTCACCAGCGCGCCGCCTCCGGCCTGAGACGAGCCGGTCATCGCCTTTCGGCCATCGGCGTCGATCCAGTACGGCTCGACGTTCAGGTCAGCGAGGGCCCTCAGGACCCACTTGTGCTGCTCTGTGAGCCTGTGCTCGGCCCTGGTGACGGCCGCCATAACGAGAAGCGCGAACGTCCTCGCCTCCTGCGGCGTGTGGAACTTGCCGGTGTAGTTGCCCCGCTCGCCGTACAGGTCCGAACCACTCGAGCTTTTTAGCTGGCGGAATTGGCTCTTGATCTCGTTGATGGCCGCGTTCGCCTCGTCGAAGCCGGTGTTGATCCTCGCCACATCCGCCGTCGTCGCGGTGAGCATTTCCTTGTCTTCCTTGGTGCGGTTGGTAATCAGGTCGAGGACCTCCTGTTTGGTGGCCATGTTCTTTTTCAGGTCGGCGACCGCCGTCTCCACCGTGTCGGCGGTGGCTTTTAGTTTTGCCTCAATTTCCTGCGGTGTCATTGGATATTCTCCTTAGAGACTAATTGTTTGATCCTGTCACACTGCTCGGTAATCCCTGCATCCGCATCGATGGACCGATCGGAGGCATCGCCGAGCAGCTCCTCCGCAAATCCATCGCGACCGGAAAGCATGGTCTTTACTTCGTCGAGATTGGTCTCGACGAGATGTGTTAAGTGCATGAGCTGTTTGTGCAGCTCGGAAACAGCGCCCGCAACGGCGGCCTTGACCGACTCGGCCATTGCCTCCGTGTCGGGGAGATCATAAAAACCTGCAACGCGGGCCAGGGCGCCGGGGCAGGCGCCTACTGCTACGGCCGAGATTTCCAGCAACTCGATCTTCGTCCAGGTCCATGCCCGCTTTTCATCGCGCTGCTGGTACGTACCCTCCAGGCCTCTGAAGCCTATCGAGAAGGCCCGCATCACGTTCTTGCGGTATTTGCGGGCGTATTGCTTGCCGAGCTCATCATCGTCGAAGAGGATATCTGCATCGACATGGTCGGGATAGAACCGGATGGTGTCGGTCAGGACGTTGCCTATCACAGGCGGCGTGCCATCGGAGAGTCTATGCTGGTGCGCGGGCAGCACGACGGGATTGTCGATAAAGGCGCCGATCGTTTCTTTGAATGCATCCGGCTCAACAATCTCGTCATAGCGATCTACTACGTTCGTAGAAAGCGTAGCATGGACCAGATACAGGTTTTCAACGTCGGGTTCTTTGACGCGCATGAATACGTGGCGCACTTGCGCGAAGTCTTTCGGCCTGTCAAATCCGATGTCACTTTGTGTCAGCATTATTTGTTCCTCCGGCTTTGTCCTTTATCATGTCACCGTATGAGTAGAAGGTATAATTGCTGTAGCCTTTCCCATCCGCCTTGATTGCGATCTCGATGCAGCGGCAGTTTGCGATATTGCCGACCGAGCCCGCCGGGTCGCCGGGGTACATCAGGGCGTCGCCGCCGACGATGAACGCCTGCTCGAGAGGTATGCCGGCGACGTAGGTCTGGCCCGCCGCCTTGTGTGCAGACCGCACGTGCTCATCGCCTGCGGTGACCCAACTTTTCTTCTGGACGCCCGCCTGATGCAGGCCGGTGTGGCGCCCGCTGCCGACAGCGCCGCCCGTCTGCGTGCGTGCGATCCGCTGGGCGCGTGCCAGGTTGCCGCCGAGCGTCTGCTTGACGCGGGCGGTGAGCTGCGTGAGGTCCTCACCGGCGTCGAGGCCCTGGCGGAGCTGGCGTGCGACGAGGTTCTGCGTCCAGCGATTGACGCCGGTGATGTTGTGCGAGGAGATCGTCATCGCGCGTTTCATCGCCGGCAATTGCTTTGCCTGCTCGGCTGCCTGCGAGAGTTTCTCACCGGATAATCCGAGCTGCTCGACGAGAGACTGGCGGATGCCCAGCTCGCCGGCCTTTTCGAAAAATGACTGGTTGATTACCTTGATCTTGCCATCCTCAACCCGCAAATCGAATACGACGCGGCGGATGATCTCATCACCGTCGGCCTTTGCCGCCTTGGTTTCATTGACGGCCTTGCGAAGGGCGGCGATCAGAATCCGCTGCTGGCGGACAAAGAAGGTCCGCATCGCCTGCTGGTACTCTCGCTCGATGCCGATCCACGAGGCGGCCCAGTTTCGCCAGACGCGGAGCTTGTCGCGCTCATCGGCTTTTTCCTCGGCCGACAGGTCCTCGGCCGATTTTTTCGGTTCATCCTCGGGCGGCGGTTCCTCCGGCGGCGCAGGCTCGGCTTCCGGGGAATACGGCGGGCCGGTGACACTCTCGATACCGCCTT